AGTCATTCCATATTTCGGATATGCTAGACAAGACCGCAAGAGTGCCAGCCGCACACCAATTACAGCAAAACTAGTTGCTGACCTACTTACCACAGCAGGTGCTGACCGTGTATTGACTATGGATTTACATGCAGGACAGATACAAGGGTTCTTTGACATTCCTGTTGACGATCTTACCAGTAGGATTATCTTTGCAAGAGATATTAAAGAACATCAAAAAGACAATAGTGAGTATGTGTTTGTAAGTCCAGACGCAGGTGGTGCTGTCCGTGCTCGTAAGTTTGCAGACGCTTTCCATGGCAACATTGCTATTGTTGACAAGCGTAGACCTGCAGCTGGTAAGAGTGAAGTAATGCATTTAATTGGCGATGTGGAAGGCCGGCATGCTATCCTTGTGGATGATATCGTAGACAGTGGAGGTACATTATGCAATGCTGCAAAAGCCATTATGGATGCGGGTGCAATTGATATAAAAGCCTACATCACACATGGTGTATTAAGTCGTAGTGCCTGCATTAGGGTACGAGAAAGCGTTTTAACAGAGCTAGTTATCACTGATACGATTGCAGATCATTGTGAAGATGGTTGTAGGGTAAGACAGGTAAGTGTCGCAAATTTATTCGGAGAAGCGATCCGTCGAGTTACTAACGAGGAATCTATTAGTAGCCTCTTTGTGTAAAAAAATATTTGACTTTTTTTACTAAGGCTGTATAATATTTTTATCAGTTAGGCAATGCAAACAAATACCGGACGAAAATTTCGTCCGGTTAACCTCAACAGGATAATACAATGGCTACAACAGATAACGCTGTACAATATGATGTACGAATGGTTCGAGAATTGTCACCATACCTAAACCTAAATGCCTGTGAAATTGACAACCTAATAAAGTTCACTGAAATGGGCATTGTACAACGAGAAACAGTTGCAGAAGTTGCAATGTCTGCTATAGGTGACTTTGGCGGTGATAGTGCTGTAGGCAGAGATTTTGATGACGGAACAGATGCTAAGACAGTTGTTTCATCTGCTCGTAACAATAACAAGGAAAAAGGACAATGGACCAACTCGTTCATGGTAAGATCCGTTACTACTAAAACTGGAGATTTACGTGTCATAGCCTATAACAAAATATTGGATCAATTTCATTACTTTTATATACCTTATTCAGCCTATCGCCATATCTTATATATAGAAATAATCATAGAGAGGAGTACTTGTTATGACGGTGAGCCAACCTTTACTGGTATACCACAAAGACATTTTAAATGGTGGGGGTACGAAGTTTCATCCTTTGCGGAGCTTTGTAAACGCCAGCCAAATAAACTTTAGAAAAAGATTGACTCTTTTTACAAAGGCTGTATAATATTATTATCAGTTAGGCGATCCACAACACATACAGGAGACGATATGTTTGAGAAAGCATTGTTCAGCTACTCAGCAGGATGGCTCTACTACACAATTAACAATGAGCGTAAGTTTGTTGCTCGTTTCAAGTATCGTAACCCAATCTCACCAAAGCCAAGTTCGTCAAGCAACTCATCGCCAACCACACTCCAGCAGAATACTTTGAGAAGCTGGACAACAGCGAAACACCAGTAGGTATCCTGCGTGATGCTGATCCAGTTTGGTATGCTACAGTGATGGCAAAATAATTTTAAAAAAGATAAAAATAGGGGTTGACTTTTTTAGTCAACCTGCTATACTATATGGAACAGTTAGGCAAACGCAACACACACAGGAGACACCATGTTTGAATTAAGCAAGCGTGAGGAACTACTTTCAATCATCTCCGACTTCCACAAGGATGCTAGAGGCTTTCGTCCTTCACTTACACGTTACGAGGGATTAAGTGAGGCTCAACTTGAAGCTGAGATTCAGTGGTTAGCTCGTGAGGTTGAAGAAGAGCTAGAGCGCCAAGAGGTTGCTAATCTTGCTAATGTTCGTGCAGTACAAACCACTGTGGCTATTAACATTTTGTCAGGTGCTGGCAACACCCGTGAGGGTATTCGCTGGATGCTTGAGGCTAACGAAGAAGAGTTCAACCACCCACAGGATGTAGAAGGTTATGTATGGTCTTTGGGTATTTTGGACACTGTATATGGACGGCATTTCCTTCGTATTGCACAGGATATTATTACTGAAAAGAATACAAAAAAGGCTGAGGAAGATTGGTACAATGCATATGAAAATCATGTTGTAAATTACTATTGTAAAAATCATTTTGCTAATTTATAAAAGTGTTGACTTTATCCTCTAAAGGTGTTATACTTATTAGAACAGTTAATTATTAACTCCTGATAGGAGATAACATGGCTTTTGCATCCCACTCCACTTATTTCAATACTGGTGACGGTTCAATTATTGGTAACTTCCGCGAGCTAGACTCAGGCAATTTGTTTGAGTATAGCAAAAATGATGTGACTGAAGGACCTATGTCACAATTTCCCCACAAAATTTGGGTATCTACTCCAATGTATGCAAGCAATGGAATGTGTTTGGAGTCAGGTTTCCGCTACGGCACAGTGCTTAAAACTCGGTGCTATATTGCCTTAGATGAAGACAAATATGGCAATCCAGTTCCGGAAAAATGGCATTTTGTGCAAAAATCTCATAACACCTATCCAGGAGTATAGAATGGCTAGAAAACTCAAGCTCATTGATTATCAGGTTTGGCATGCAAATGGCAAACAGTATATTGTTAGCTTGCCTAGAATGTCAAATGCAAAGCTTCGTGATGCTTTGATTACTGACGCTAAATCTGACGGCACTGTCCTTAAAGGGTTTAAGGAGTGCAAACCACAAGTTTATAATTAACAAGGAGAACCAAATGAACAAGTATTTTATCTTAGCTATTGTTACTGCAGCCGCTATCTCAGGTTGTACAAAAGATCCTGTTTTGCCCAAAGATCCTAGTGATAATGTTGATAGACTTCGTTATTATCAGGAAATTAAAGATGTACGTCCCGATTGGACTAGTAAAGGTTTTTGGGAAGAAGATGATCAATATTTCCAAGTAGGAGAAAGTTTTGTATTTGATACTGAACGTGAGGCTAAAAAAGACGCCATGAGAGATGCAACATTTCGTTTGAGTGAGCATGTACGTCAAGATGTAGATATTAGTTTTGCTCAAAAAATGACCAGTGAGGGAGAAACGGAAAATACAGTGTTACAATTTCGTAATGGCACAGAAATGGCAAAAATTGTAAGTCGAAGTGTAATGCAAAGTATTAGTGTGCATGAAACTTACACTGAGCTTGATGTAGACAGAGGAGAAAAATATGGATACAGAGCTTTTGCAGTTATGAAAATTAATGCAAGAGATCTTAAAAATGCTATTAATCGTGCAATGTCTAACTAAAAGGTATTATGAAAAAGTTTTGTATAGCATTAGCTTTAAGTTTGTTATCTAGTCAATCTGTTGTTGCTGGAGACGTAAGCTTAGGTATAAGCGTTACAAAAACATTTAGTGATTCCGCTAGTAACAATAATTCTGTACCGTTTTGGGTCAATGAAGTTGAATTTGAACAGGACGGTATTAGATATTTTGTTGGAGTTAGTAGGTGGTTAGAACATGAAAACATGGCACTCAATCAAGCTAAAGCAGAAGCTTTAGGCGCTATGAGTTTGTCTAAAGAGTCACAAGTTAATACCTGGTACGAAGAAGAGATCAATCATACAGGTACTAGTGGTAGAATGCAAAGCTCTAAAAGGACAACTGCAAACTTTAACCATGCACGTTCTAATACAGTACTAAGTGGATTCAGTGTGGCAGGTGTCCATACAGAAGTAGACAAAGGCTTTTTTAAAACAAAGTATAAAAAATATGTTTTAATTAAAGCTAGTCCTGAATCTGACATACCAGAAACTCGATCTCCTGGAGGTATGAATTATTACAAGGATATTGGTACTACTTGGACTCATCAACAAACAGGTATAACCTTTGTACCTATTCCTGAAACTACTTTATGGATGAGTCAGACAGAAATTACTGTAGGACAATATGGAAGATTTATGGACAAGGATAAATTTACTGAAAGAAACAAAAGAGATGACAATCCTGCTCATTTTATGAAATTTAATGAAGTGCAATCTTACATTAATCAAGTAAAACAGTACACAGGTTTACAGGTAAGGTTACCTACAAAATCAGAATGGACTTGGGCCTGTCAATCTGGTAGTAATTTGCATTCTGCAGGTACAGAAACAGGAGAACTACCTAGCAAAAGAAAAAGAGGAGATGTAATTTTTTCTGTAAAAAGATATGCTCCTAATAGTTTTAATTTGTATGGAATGAGTAACAATGTGGTTGAATACTTGGCTGACACAGGTTATCCGGGTTATCATGAAAAAGCTGGTGGAAGTAGTAACGGGTTAAATGTAGTCCCTTGCGATAAATTTGATACAAGTAGTAGTGATCAAGGAGAATTCCATGTAGGATTTAGGTTGGTTATTGAATGACATTTAATCTAGGTTCTAATGATAACTGATCTACTATTTCTTTTGTTTTTAAATTGTGAGATTCACTGTCATTTTTAAAAAATTTTTTAATACTTCTGTAATATGAAACTTTAGCCTGGGTAGCTTGTTCTACTGTATTATATAAATTGCTACTTGGATAATTTCCATATTTTTCTCGTAACCATTGTATGCCTTCATTTTTTAACCATTCTCTAGATACATAATTAACATAATTTGCTAGTATAAAAATGTCTGCATCCTGTGATCTTCTTTTATAACTATTTGTAGCATCATGTAGTATACTTGCAAAATTTACAGGATCATTTTTTTCTAGTGCAGTAATTAAATCGTATGTTCCTGAATTTCCTTGTAAAGTTTTTATTTGTTTTTGGTCAAAATGTAAACTCATTAATGCATCAAACTCACCTTGTGTAAGCTTTTCTACAGAAGTAAATCTTAAAGTGTGTTTGATGTCTAAACTGGTTTTCTTTATATCATCTTTAAATAGCTCATAACTTTCTTCTTCAGTCAATCCATATTTTGCAAAACCTTGATGTCCATATCCTATAACTTCTCTTCCATTAATATATTGGTTAATTCCCCTATATCTTTCAAAGCTTAATATATGATTTATTCCTTGTTCACTTATTGCTAAATTACCCAAACTAATTTTAGTTTGGTCATATGCTGCAGATTCTGCATTGAATATATCATATTCTATTTGTGTAGGCGCTACAGTCAGTAATGTCATTTTACACTGTGACCTTTCCAAGGTTCATGCTCAGGAGCTTCAGTTACAATACCCTGAGTTACTTTTACATTACTACTCAATGGTTGTAATTTTTTCTCTTCTGCTTTGGCAGCAGGTGGTCCATTTAAATCTATTCTTGGAGCAGTTTCTCTCAAATTACCTTCACATTTTATATGTCCTTGACTAGTTGCATACAATAATAATTCTTTACCGCTGTAAATATTTAAATTGTCATTTCCAGTTTCTACAATCATTTTTGTGCCTGCTCTTATAACCATTTCTTGTTTTGCTTCTATATTAACATTTTTACTGGCATGAAAATTTATATTTTCTTCTGCATTAAAACTTATATTTTTTTTGCTATAAACATGTAAATCACCTTCAGGTGTCATTTCTAACCAACAGCTACCATCAGCATTATTAATATAAAGAACATTCTTCTCGGCATGCATTAACACTTGCATACCATTATGTGTTCTTAATCGTATTTGACTATCTTCTCGAGCATTTACATAATTATTGTTATCTACAGGTTTTCCATCATCTATAACCAACTGGTGTTGTCTAGGACTTAAAAATCCGTATACATGACTAGGAGTTTCTCTTCTAGCACTACTGCTTGTAGGACCTCTATATTTGTCTTTGTCTAAACCTTGTGTAGTTAAATGAGTAAGAAATGGTGTATGATCAGCTAGTTTAGTATCTGATTCGGTTTGAACTTTTCTGTTTTTTTCTGTTTTTGGTTTAGGTTTATCTCCTGACTCTTCACTATAACCCAAAGCAGGTAAACTATGATTGACATCAATTTGGAATAAACATCCTAAAACGACTCCAGTTTCCATACCTTTAGGAAAAGCTACTACAACATAGTTATCTAAATCAGGAGGTACCCCCCACCAACCATAACTTTTCTGTGTATCGTCGAATGTAACACTATTTCCTAAGTCATATTCTTTGGTGCTTCCTGCAAAAGGACTGCTCCACAGACACGTTACCCAACTGCTTTCATCACTTTCGTTAGTATTACTACTAGACAAATAAACTTTTACTCTACCAAGTTTAAGAATATCTCGGTTGTCTTTAATTTTACCTAAATGCAAACTATCAAAGTTAGCTATTTTTAAACTATTTTTGTGACCATACGAAGATAAAACTTCGTTGTACATTCCTGATTGATTCATTCTATTTCTTCTATTTTGTTAATAAATTGTGAATTGGTATTTACATCTTTTATAGCTTCTAAGGTCTGAGTAAAAAGTCCATTTGTAAAAGTAGATCTTACCTTTATTACCTGATACAAACCTTGTATAATACTTACACTGGATTTATAATCTCCTTCTTGAGGATCAATATACTGTGATTCTTTTGGTAATTTGATTGTAAAGTAAAATAAATGACTTCCTTTTTTGTAATCTGCATAAACTTTGCTTAATTCAATATCGTTAGCAAAAGATTCTCCACTTAAAAAATTAGGAGTAAAACCAAACCAATAGGGATCTCCAACAATATCTAAATTAATTTTAACAAGACTTTTTTCTCCAATTAAATTGGCATATACAGCACCCATCATTACAGAACTAGCTGCCAATTCTCCAGAGTCTAAAAATCCAGTGTAAGTACTTAAATCTATTTCCTTCCATCTCACAGGTAGCTCAGTGCTTTTACCTGTGCTTTGATTATAAAAATATTCTTCAATGTATTTTGGTTTTTTAACTCTATCGGATTTAGTAGGAGTGTTTGTACTTGCAGGTTGATTTTTATTATTACCTAGTGTACTTGCTTCTTTGTTTTCTCTTAAACTAATTATTTCTTGTCTTTTTTGTTCTTGTTTACGCTTATTATCTTGTATCTGCTGTGATAATTCCTTTATACTATTTCCATCTCCTGTTTCTTTTGCTTGCTCAAGTCTTTTAGTTAAAGATTTTTGGTCTGTTTTTAATTGTTTTAATTTATCTAAACTTTTCCTTTCGTAATCTATTGAAATATTTCCATTAAATTCCCTAATACCCATGTTGTTACCAGGATAATTTACAGTACCTCTATCTATAGGTTGCATAGCAACCCAAGCATTGTTTAGATCAAAATTAAAATTTAGAACACTTGTGTTTGCTCCTGTATACCAATAATCGTATCGTTTTTTAAGTAGTGTATATTTTTCTATTTGTTTGAGTCTTTTTTCTTGATACGCTTTATCAACAATTAAGTTGTTATAATTATTTGCATCATACAATAATCCTACTTCTATTGTGGGTATAAGATTATATGTTACCAATTTCTGATATTCGTTACGCCAGCTATCGTATTCTAAATATTCTACATCTCCATCTACTTTAAAAAACATAGGCAAACCACTTCCGGAATCTACTGCAGTTTCATCATTTGCTCGGTTTTTTGTTCCTGTTTTTTTAACAGTAGATACAGATTTTTGAGCTTCATCAGTATTCATATATGCAAGGCTAAGTATTTCGCTTATCATACTTCCTGCAGGTATAGTAAAATCAAATCCAGTACCACTATTGTATTCTACTTGTAATTTATTTGTTTTTTTATATTTTCCTACTGCAAAATTATAATTTTTTATAACTTCTTCACCTGTTCCATTATTTTGACTCTTATCTTTGATACCTAAAACATATTTGTCAGGATAAGCAACAGTTTCCAATTCTTTATCACTTTGATGTTGATTTATATTTGCTTCTAATTGGGTTAAAAATTCATTATAGGTTTTTACGCCTTTAATAGTAATTTGTTGTGAAATTTTTTCTGTGAAAACATCAAAAGCAGCATTAGTGACACTAACAAAATCTATAGAATGAGATGTTCCATGTTTATCAGGTACAGATCTTACTCCAGTAACAAGAATAGGCCAACGATACACTGGGATATTTGCTTCATATATTCCAAACTCATCTTGACCAGCCCAAGTAACACTTAATACATACCCTGCTCGTAAATGGTTTTTTATACCCAAATCCAAACTAGCATTAAAAATAGCATCATAATAATTTAACCCCAAGGGTTCAAATATATCAATGGTTCCTTGTAATGCTATTGCGCTTCTACTTGTATTATTCCATCCAACAAAGTTTTCTAAATTTAAGTTTTCTATTTGAAATTTGCTTGTAACACCTGTTTGTGCAATTATAATACCACCATCTTCTACACTACTTGTATCTTTCAAATTTTTAGGATGTACCATAGCAAATTGTATAACATATGTATGGTTCCTAAAAACTGTTTCCAACACATTATCTAACCAATTACTTGTGTTTTCGGTTTTACTTACAACTGTAACCATATTAATTTACTTTAGCAAGGTAGTTAGGCCTAAAAATACGTATTTCTGTCCCGGCTTTGAAATCCCAAATTGGATTTTGTAAAACACTTGGATTTAAATATTTAAATGTCCATAGATATCTCGGTGTATTATACAAATAATAACTGTATAAATCAGGTCTATTTTCGTAATTATGAGTTATAGTTACTATTTCTGTATTCACTGAACTTGTATTTAAATAAGGTGAGTTCCAATATTCTAAAAATTTGCTATTTAAAGTAGTATTGTTATAAAAATTAGTTTTTTCTAAATAAGCCATTATATAAAGCCTTTATCTTTAATTAAATTTCCGTTAGCAAATTCTGTAATACTAAATTCTTTAAATTGTTTAGTTGGTAGATATTGTGGTTTTAGCTCCACAGAAATAGTAAAAATTACTGGTATCCTAGACAAGAATGTTGTGTTAGGAAAAGTTACATCAACATAATCTACATCATCACTAAATGTCATTGTAAAATTTCCAACTACTACTGGTGCATTTCTAATAATTAAATCTCCATATGCACTAAATTTTAGTAAAGGAGGAGGTGCTCCTCTAAATTCATCATCTATACCAAACCTAGATTTAGTTACTGTTCTAAAAAAATGTATTACAGCCATACTATACCTAGATTCTTCTAATGTCCCGCAAGTAAATTGAGCAGTGATGGTAAAAGGACTTACATTACTCATACTATAAGCTAATACATTATAATTACTATGTGTAGTTTGATATTCATTATATGTACTGCTTGCGCTTAATGCAAATACTGGAGTATATGGAAATATAATACCACGTGTACCTTTATCTTTACCTAAGTAATCTCGCATAATAGGTGAATCTTCTATTAATGCACTAACACCATTATCCTTACGTACTGGATTTTCTATATATTCATAAGGTTGTAATTTTACTCTTGTATCAGCCATTTAATCTTCCATTTATAAAATTAAAAATTTCCGGATTAAATTTACCAAAAAATTGCTCAAATGCTTTTTGCTTTTTTGTATTTGTAATTTGATCATCACTCATTATTTTTCTAAAATCTGTAGCACTCATACCACCTTCTTGTACCGGTAACTCCAAAATATATGCAGTCTGTTTTTCATTTTGTACATTAGGAACTAAAGTGATATCATCACTATAATATTGAAAAACATTCCCAGGTTTTAACCTACCTGCATCTTTTTTACTAAATGCAAGTATCAAAGGATATTCTTCAGGATTTCGATTAACCAATCTTTGATCTGGTTGATAAGGTAAAGTATTTACTATGTGATCTCTACTTATACCAAACATCTCATTTATAATTCTTCTTTTTTCATCAAATGTAAATGGATCAGTAGTATAATCTTTTTTATCATGAGCTTGTTGTTGTTTTTTTCCAAAAGTAGTGCTGATAAATACATTATCAGCGCCAAATTTCCTAACTAAAGAGAGATAAGTTTGATAGTGACCTTTATGCATTGGTTGAAATCTTCCACCATAAAAGACAGTTACATTCATTTCATTAAATTCATAAAGTTTCATATATTTCTGACCTATTTTAGTTATATTTATTATATCGAAAAAGGCTTTTCTTGACAAATTATTTCATTTATAGTATTATATAGTTTTAGGAGTGTCAATCTATGAAATACCTCAATAATAAAGATTTATTAAAACAAATTCATATCAGTAAAATGAGCTACAGCTGGTATAAAAATAAAGATTATTTTTTCTATGATGTTATAGTTGATGATCTTTACAACATCTCACAGGAATTAAAAAGCGAAGCAGAAAAAAAATGTTTGGATAGGTTAGAGCTAGAAAAAACAGATGAAAATATAGCTAGTATACAAGACAAGATTGTATACAGGACTGTTACTTATGAACACATACCTGCTGATCCAAAAAGAAAAAGCAAACCCAAATCAATTGCTGACAAGCATGTAAAAATTAATTTCCCTAGTTTTAAACATTATATACAACAAAATGATGGTTATAAGGAAGTCGCTAGAAGTCACTGGAAAGGGGACTTAGAAACTGGAAAATTTAGTTTTACCCACGGTAACATAAGTGACGAGCTAGCAAGAATGTTTTTAAAACTTTGCGAACGATATGCTACTAGGAGTAATTGGAGAGGATATACTTATGTAGATGAAATGAGGAGTCAAGCAATTTTACAATTAACTATTATGGGTTTGCAATTTGATGAGTCTAAAAGTCAAAATCCATTTGCATATTATACAGCAGCAATTACTAACAGTTTTACTAGAATTTTAAACACAGAAAAAAGGAGTCAAGTTATTAGAGATGATTTACTTGTAAATGCTGGATATACACCGAGTTACACAAGACAAGTAGAAGATATGCTTGCTACACAAACAACCCAAAATGATGTATTTTAATGCAAAATTTATTTAAAAAGGCTGCTTGTTTTACTGATATTCATTATGGAATGCGTAATAATAGTCGTACCCATAATTTGGATTGTGAAGAATTTGTTAAATGGTTTTGTGATACTGCTAAACAGAATGACTGCGAAACGGCAATATTTTTAGGAGATTGGCATCATCATAGAGCCACAATTAATGTCAGTACACTTAATTACACTGTAAGTGGTATAGAATTTCTCAGTAAAAACTTTGAGCATGTTTATATGATCATGGGCAACCATGATTTATATTACAGAGAAAAACGTGAAATTAACAGTGTTCCTTTTGGTAGACTATGGGACAATGTAACAGTTGTAAACGATATCTTTACTGCAGGAGATGTAACAATTGTTCCTTGGTTAGTTGAAGATGAATGGCGTAAAATGAGCAAATGTAAAAGCAGATATATGTTTGGTCATTTTGAATTAAGCGGATTTAAAATGAATGCCATGGTAGAAATGCCAGACCATGGTGGACTAAACATGACTCATTTTCCCAATCAGGAATATGTTTTTTCTGGTCATTTCCATAAACGACAGCAAAAAACAAATGTACATTATATTGGTAATGCATTTCCTCACAATTTTGCAGATGTATGGGATGACGACAGAGGCATGATGATACTGGAGTGGGGCGGAGTACCTGAGTTCATTAACTGGCCTTTGTGTCCTAGATTTATTACTACAAAGCTCAGTGAATTGATGGACAATACAGATAATTTGTTGCTCCCCAAAACTCATGCTAAAGTAGATTTGGATATTGATATTACATATGAAGAGGCTAACCTTATCAAAGAAGAATATACAAAAAATTATCCTATAAGAGAAATCATATTAATACCTCCCATACATGTGGATTTTGATCATGACACTGAAATACTGCTGGAATGCGAAACAGTTGACAAGATTGTGATAAATCAGTTACAATCAATTGAGAGTGAAAGTATCAAAACTGGTAAACTTTTGGAAATCTATAATAATCTATCTTAATGCTAGTAATACATAATTTAACTGTAAAAAATTTCATGAGTGTAGGGAATGTTACACAAAGTGTGACATTTGATGATAGCGGACTTACTCTAGTACTTGGTAATAATTTGGATTTGGGTGGAGATGGTAGTAGAAATGGCACAGGAAAAACCACAATAATTAATGCTTTGAGTTATGCTCTGTTTGGAGGAGCATTGACTAGTATTAAAAAAGACAATCTAATCAATAAAACAAACAGTAAAGGCATGTTGGTTACTGTGGATTTTTCTGTCAATGCAGATAGCTACAGAATAGAACGTGGTAGAAAACCTAATATTTTTAAATTTTTAGTTAACAGTCAAGAAGTTAACGAAGAAGACACTGATGAAAGCCAGGGAGAAAGCCGTAAAACACAGGAGTACATTAACAAAGTAATTGGTTTAAATCATAATCTATTCAAACATATTGTCAGTTTAAACACATATACTGAACCTTTTTTGAGTTTGCGTCCTAATGATCAACGTGAAATCATTGAACTACTGCTAGGTATAACTCAACTTAGTGAAAAAGCTGAAGTACTAAAAGAACAAATTAAAAACACAAAAGATTCTCTTAAGGAAGAAGAAATCAAAATCAAAACCATACAACAAAGTAACGAAAACATACAAAAAAGCATTGATGATATCAAACGTAGAGAAAAACTTTGGCAAACCAAACAGGACAACACAATATCGGAATTAATAGCAGAACATTCTAGATTAATTAAAGTAGACATTGAAGCTGAATTACAAAATCACAAAGCATTAGATGAATACAATACAAATAAACAAGAACTAACAAATTTACTAGCACAAACAAAACAGGACAAGTTAAAGCAAAAAAAATATAGTGAAAAAATAGACAAATATCTTGTGGAAATAGAATCATTAAAAAACAATGTGTGCTATGCTTGTAATCAATCATTACACGACACACCTGAACACAAAGATATCATAGTCGCAAAACAAAATACACTAGAGTCTGAGCAACAATGTTTAAACAAATTAGAAAATACAATTACTGAGAACCTAAAGCAAATCAAGACTTTGGAAAAACAGTCCAAAAAACAACCAAAAGTTTTTTATGATAGCTTACAGGAAGCATGGAATCACAAAACAACAGTGGAACAATTAGAAAAAAAATTATTGGAACTAGAACAAGAAATTAATCCTTATACAGAACAAGTAGAGTCTTTAACTACAACTGCAATACAAGAGATAGATTGGGCAGAAATAAATAGGTTAAACGACTTGTATACACATCAAGATTTTTTGCTGAAGTTATTGATAAAACCTGATAGTTTTATACGTAGAAAAATTATAGATCAAAATTTAAAATATCTGAATTCCAGACTAGGATTTTACTTAGTTGAAATCGGCTTACCACATCAAGTAAAGTTCTTAAATAATTTGGATGTAGAAATTACAGAACTAGGAAGAGATTTAGACTTTGATAATTTAAGCAGGGGGGAACGCAACAGATTAATCTTAAGTTTAAGTTGGGCGTTTAGAGATGTATATGAAAGTTTAAATATTCCTATTAATTTTGTTTGTATTGATGAGTTAATTGACAGTGGTATGGATTCAGCTGGAGTAGATTCTGCTATGGCTGTTTTGAAGCGTATGAGTAGACAGCTAAATAAAAATATATTCTTAATCAGTCACAGAGATGAATTACAAACAAGAGCAGAATCTATTTTACACGTTACAAAAGAAAATGGATTCACTCAATACAACACAACCAAAGAATTTGTAACAAATGTCTAATAAAAGCAAAATAAAAGGCAGTACTTTTGAAAGAGAAGTTGCAAAAGACTTGTCAGACCTGTATAATGAAAGTTTCATAAGGGTTGCTAATAGTGGCGCTTATGTAGGAGGTGCTAATTACCATAGAGTAAATACACTTAGCGAAGGGCAAGTACAAAGCAGTAGAGGAGATATCCAACCACCTGACGGATGGAGTTTTTTCAATTGTGAATGTAAAAGCTACAGCGATTTTCCTTTTCATCAGTTGTTATTTCAAGGTAAAATACCTATATTAGAAAAATTTTTATCTCAACTTATGGATGTAGCTAAACCAGGAGATTTAAATTTGCTAATAATGAAATTCAATAGAAAAGGAAAATATGTAGTTTTTGAAAATAATTTATTAAACAAACATATTAAAACAAACAGATACGTATCATACACAGACGAACATAATAATACTTGGGCTATTACTGGATATAGAGACTTTTGGCAATTAAATAAAAATTCTGTACAAACACTGGCTAACACTGGCACACTTTAGGCTAATACCTTACCAACACTGGCTAACATCATATTTCATAGTTTAATATAGTGACACTACGGTTGCTGTAGCGCAACTTTGCCGAGTTCAGGGAGTTGAGATGACTCGCGATTGGACCTGTTCGGATGCAAATCACAGAGGCATAAACTACCTCATGTTGAGAAGGTGACTTCTCTAGGGCTGCTCGGCCCCTAAATGAGTAAGAGTGGGCACTCTTGTGCAGTTAGAACCCACAAGGTAAGATATTTTTTGTATTCCTAGGAAATATCTAATGCCTGCGTTGTAAGCTGTCTATAAAATCGTACCGCACAACCGCGATTTCCATAATATTTTGGTTAGACTTAGGAATATGTGATGAGTTGCTTGGATAGATCGCACTTGGCCTATTCAGGCTAAGTGCGACTTCATACTTGGATAGATATTCATTCCTTTATAATAAAAAAATATTTCTTAGCGTCAGCTAAGAAAAGCAATGAACCGAAGGTTCGATTGCTCTAGAATTTCTTTTTATTAGCATTATTTTCTCTTTCTATTTTGTTAGTATATACTTTAATTAAATGATCTAAATCTCTTATTGTCATAGAGTGTAGTTCTATATAACTTAAATTAGGGAGATATATAATACATTGTGCTATTTTGTCTTTAATGGCTCCTAACTCGCTTTTATATTCTTCTAGTATTCTGGGAATTTCTGTAGGGTTACTAGTTAAGAGCCTTTTTCGAAAAAATTAGTATTATTAAAATCTACCTCCTGTGAAAATTCTGCTCCACAATTAGGCATAGGACATTTTAGGTCAAATTTCTTTTTTACTGTATTTCTGTTTATTTTTTTTATTACTTTATTAATTTTATTATAGTTAAGCTTGTCTAATTGTAAGATAAATTCGTTTATTTGTTTTCTATCTGTAATTTCTTCTTTAGGTGTAACTATTTTGTATACACAATTAATAATCATTTCAAGTTGTTTTGCTATATAAACATCTCTTTTTTCTTTTATTTGTAATTCTTTTTCCTTTAATTCTTTTTCTAAATCACTATTATTTAAATTGCGTAACATGCTTTGATATTCAAATTCTGCAATTTCTAACTTTTGACTGTCTACATAACTAAAAGGTCGTATGTAGCACTTTAAATCCTCATTTATATTACAAGTAGGTGTAACATCTATAAATTCAACACTGTCTAAAAAATTTGTTATGTTTATATCCAGTGTATTTTTTCCTTTACACTTTGGACAATTGCTTGTAAATTCTAAGTCCTCACCGTATGTTGCATGTCTTATACCTACTAAAATAACATCTAAATCTATAATAGGTACTTCTAAAGGATTAGTAATATCAGGACAACAACTACGTAATAAATTTAAAATAGCTTCTCCGTTTAATAATGCTTCTGGATTCTTTAACATTAGTTCATCATTTGCAGTCATTGCTTTTACAGCTAATTGTCCATCTAAACTAAGCTTAATACCATCAAAATAAAACTTTCCTAAACTTGGTAAACTGCAATATATTTGAGGTTTTCTATAATATTCTAATAAAGAATTCGACATATTTTCCTTGATAAATACTTTTATCTATTTACTAGGAAAAAAAGTGGCTAATCGTATTGATATTCCAAATGTAGGTGCTGTTTTCGTTCCAGAATGGGCAACTGAAGATCAAATGAGGCAGTTGCTAACTTATTTAAAAATTAATAGCAACACATTAGCAAGTTCATCTAATAGAAATACTAGACAAACTACAACTGCAATTAATGAACAAACTAAATCAGTTAAAGAAAGATTAACTACTGTTTACGATGCAACTGTAAAAAATTATGCTTCAAATAATAAAATAGTTGCAGGTTTAGGAGATGCATTTGGTAATATTAAATCATTAGGAAAAATAGGAGGTCCGTTAGGCGTAGCAGTAGCTAGCTTTATAGAAGTTGTGGGATTTTTACAAGATGGATTTAGAGATCTAGAAAAACCTTTAATGGATTTAAGTGGAATAGGTATAGGTTTAAATGCTACTTTTAGAGATATAACCAGTGGAGCAATGAGTGCAGGACAAACCATAGACCAGTTTAGTTCAGGTTTACTAGGTGCAGGAACTGGACTACAAGTTTTACAGGACCAAACTAAAGATGTTAATGAGGGAGCAAAACAAGCAGTATTAACATATGGAAATTTAATTAAAGAAATTAAAAATCAAACAAGAGATTTGGGATTTTATGGCCTAAGTTTAGAAGAGTTAAATCAAATAACTAATGACCAATTAGAACTTGCAAGGTTGGAGGGATTGCAAGGTGCAAATGTAGAGGATAAAATTAGGCAAAGAGTATTAGAAGTTGCCACAGTAACAACAAATTTAGCTAGACAAACTAATAGAGATAGACAATCTTTAATAGATGCTGTACAATCAGTTGTGCAAGATGATGATTTACTTGCATATTTAAAAACCCAAGGAGATCCTGAACTTATAAGAAAATTGCAAGATAATATTAATATATTAAGTGCAGGATTGGGTCCAGAAACAGGACAGGCTTTAGCAGGAGTATTAACTAAAAGTATTAGTCAAGGGATACCTATAGAAGGTGTAGACCCTATGATGGCTGAATTAGCAGCAATCACAGGAGGTCAAAGTACAAGTATATTAAATGAATTAAGTGAGGCTATTCAGTCAGACGATAGTGAAAGAGTAGCTAATCTTACTAATTCATTTTCTGAAATGCTACGAGGTGTAAATCTAGAAAATCAACGAGTAATAAGTATTTTATCAAATCAAGGAAGTGCAGCAGGACAATTTTTACAAAAAGTTATTGCAGAAGCACAAAAAGTCACAGGAGAAGGAATAAAAGTTATACCTGAATTGCCTGAAGGTGATACTGACGCTGCTTTGGATCGTACAGTTCTATCTATAAGAGATTTACGTGGAGATTTAAATTCTCTATCAGATGTGATTAAAATTGGAATTTTATCAGGTGCTAGTGGTTTAGGAAGTGGTATATTAGGAGGAGCTACCAATGAAGAAAATTTAGGGAGACAAGGTATTGAATTTACTAGACAACAAATTGCTAACATGCTTCAAACAGGAACAATTGATGAAGATTTTAAAAAAGATTTTTTTGATAAAATAAAACTGTTAGAACTTAGTAATAATGGTAGACAAGAGGACGTAAATACAATATTACAGCAAGCACAAGAAGCTTATAGTCCTATATCTGATAATGCAACACCAGAAGAAATACAAGAAAAAGTTAATTTACAAAGAAGATTAGAAGAAAAACTTATTTTTACGCCTAATAATTACGGTCCAGAATTTAATAAATTTATAGAAGAACAACAAGAAAAAAATAATAAAGAACAAGAATTAGGATTTAGAGCTATGCAAAAAGTACCAGGAGCTATAATAGAACTAGCAACTGCACTTAAAGAAACAGATCCTAACAAACGTATGATAGATATTGACAAAGTTATTACAGGTTTACAAAAATCTAAAATGGACAAGTTGTCCTATGTCAATGCAGTATAAATATGATTACAATCAGGAACAACAATGAGTTGGAAAAAACATTTTTCTATCTATAGAAAAAAAAGCGATACGTTAAGTAAAACTTCTAATAGTGATGCTAGTAGATATACTAAATTTAATAATTGGCTCCCTGAAGTCTATAGTGGTCAACCTAACAGAATAGAAAGATATGCTCAATATGATCAAATGGATGCTGATAGCGAAATCAATCAAGCTTTAGATACTATTGCAGAGTTTAGTACACAATTTAAAGAAAATAATAACATACCCTTTGATTTTGATTTTGTTGACGATGCAAGCGAGGCTGAAATAGAGGTACTAAAAAATACTTTAGATCAATGGAGTGATTTAAATGAATTTGATAACAAAATATTTCGTATATTTCGCAATTGTATAAAATATGGAGAACAATTTTTTATTAGAGATCCTGAAACATTTGAATTATATTGGGTTGATCCAACAACAGTAACAAAAGCAATTGTTAATGATGCCAAAGGTAAAAAAGTAGAGCAATATGTTGTAAAAGATTTAGCTCCTAATTTAACAGAAAAAGTAGCCAGCGAAGTTGTTGCACATAGTAATCAATATAGCACATTAGGCGATTTAAGAAAAGGCGGAATAGTACAGCAAACACAATACGGAGCAGGCAATCAAAGTACAAGTGGTTTTGGAACAGCAGCTGAAATGGGTGTTGATGCAAAACATATGGTTCATTTAAGTTTTACTGAAGGAATGGACGGTAACTGGCCCTTTGGTAACAGTCTATTAGATCCTGTTTACAAAACATACATTCAAAAACAATTACTAGAAGACAGTATTATCATTTATCGTGTACAACGAGCACCTGAAAGACGTGTGTTTTATATTGATACAGGAAATATGCCTGCTCACAAAGCAATGGGTTTTGTTGAACGTGTAAAGAATGAAATACATCAAAAACGTATACCTACTAGAAGCGGTGGAGGAAGTAGTGTTTTAGATGCTAGTTATAACCCATTAAGCATTATGGAAGATTACTTTTTTGCACAAACAGCAGAAGGTAGAGGTAGTAAAGTTGAAGTTTTACCTGGAGGAGATAATCTAGGTGAAATAGATGATTTAAAATATTTTAATAATAAAATGATGAGAGCATTGAGAGTACCTACCACATACATTAGCACAGGACCAGAAGATAGCACAGCAGTATATAGTGATGGTAGAGTGGGCACAGCATTCATTAGTGAATTCCGTTTTACAAAGTACTGTATGAGATTGCAAAATAATCTTTCCAGATATTTTGATAAAGAATATAAAATGTATTTAAAATGGAAAGGTATTAATATTGATACTAGTATTTTTAATTTGAGGTTTACGGAACCACAAAACTTCAGTGCTTATAGAGAGGTTGAATTAAACAATAGTTTAGTGAGCGTATTTGGTAGTATAAGTGAAGTACCTTACATCAGCAGACGTTTTGCCTTAAAAAAATACCTACAATTATCAGAAGATGAAATTGTGAAAAACGAAAAAATGTGGCAAGAAGAACAGGCTGATGAAATAACTAGTTCAGATACACAAGAACCAGGTTTAGGAAATGTAGGAGGAAGACCTCTTGAACAAGGAGGATTAGATTTAGAAGGTGCTGACGCAGAACCCATAGATGATGCAGGTGCTCCAGGAGATGCAGGTAGTGATGCAAGTCCTATTAGTGGAGCAGAAGCAATACAACCAGTAGGACCTACACCACCAGGAGGACAAGCTAATGCTGCTTAAAGAAGAATATGATGAAACTGAAGATCAAAGTATAAGTAGAACCTATAAAAAAGATGTAAGAAAACAAATTATAGGTTTGAGAGATTTAAACAAATTAAGAAAGTTACGAGAAAAGAAAAATTTAGATATGGAAAAACGTAGAGATGTATACAAAATGATGTATGCTAGACCTAAGGAACCACCTTCTGATTTAGGTTAATTTAAATAATTCCAGTCTTTTTCGCCCAAAATTTGCCCATTTGAAACATATTTCTACCTTCTTGAGTAAATAATACTACAGTTTTGTTGTCTATTTTAATAGGAGCTTAATAATGACCACACGAGATAAACTAGAACAAGTACTCGAATATATTATAAACGAGGAACAAGAAAAAGCGAGTGATTTGCTCCATGATGTATTTGTGGAAAAGGCTCGTACTGTTTATGAAGATTTAATGGATCAAGATGAAGATCTTGAAGGTTACGAAGAAGAAATTAATTCTGATGAAATTGCAGAAGAAGATCATGAGCCTGCAATGGACATGGACATGGATGATGCAGAAGGTGATGTAGCTGATGACATGGCTATGGATGTTGATCCAGAAATGGATGGAGAAGAAGCAGGGCCAGATGAGATAGAAAGTAATTTTGAAAAAGTAGAAGACGCTATTGAAGAATTACGACAAAGTTTTCAAGCTATTTTAGGTGGTGATATGGAAGAGCCAGAAGGTGACATGGACATGAGTGACGAAGAAATGGGCGCCATGGATAGTTCAGAAGAAGATATGATGGATAGTTTTGAATATGAAGAAGAAAGTGTAGACGAAGAAGTAGAGCTAGATTTATCTGATGACGAAGATGAAGATCTAGAGGAAGATTACGACTACGTAGATGAAGCTTTAAAAAGAAAACACCATAGAAAAAATAAAGCTGCCATGTATCAACGAGATCAAGAAGTGGACCCTTCCGTAGATGAAGCTTTAAAAAGAAAACACCATAGAAAAAATAAAGCTGCCATGTATCAACGAGATCAAGAAGTGGACCCTCAAGCAAAAGGCAAAAAAGCTAAAGAAAAAACTGACGAAGCTTATGAGATGGTAGATGAAGCAGCAACTTTAACTCAAGTTAAAATGCCTTATAATACTAGTGAAAAAAGCACAAGTCCTGTTGCAAAAGGTTCAAACAAACCAGGTGGAACAGTAAACCAAAGCATGATGAAAGATGGCGGCGGAGAAGGTAAAAAACTAACTACAACTGCTAAAGTTATGAATACAGGTAATGTAAATGTTCCTGGAGCCAAACAAAAGCTTTCTAGTGTAGCAACTCCAAAGAATAGTGATGCAGCTGGAAATACAACTAGCCCTAATAACGGAATGTAATTATGTCGGTAGCATTAAGAGAGCAACTAAGTTTTGATAAAGCTGGAATGACTGTAGAAAGTGTTACTACAGAATCTGGTGAAAAGAAATTGTACATGGAAGGAATTTTTATTGAAGGTGGCGTAAAAAACCAAAATAAAAGAGTATATCCTGTACATGAAATTAAGAAAGCAGTTACCTCTATTAATGAAAAGTTACACTCAGGTTATAGTGTATTAGGTGAATTAGATCATCCAGACGATCTACAAATTAATTTGGATAGGGTATGCCTACAGATTAATGAAATGAAAATGCAAGGAAATAACGGTGTAGGGAAATTACAAATACTACCTACACCAATGGGAAATATTGTTAAAGCCTTGCTTGAAAGTGGAGTTAAATTAGGAGTAAGCTCTAGAGGAAGTGGAAATGTTGCCGAAAATGGAACTGTAAGCGAGTATGAAATTATTACAGTAGACATGGTAGCACAACCTAGTGCGCCTAATGCTTATCCTACTCCAATTTATGAACGTTTACAAAGAAGTAAAAATGTTGTAGCTTTAGCCGAGGCAATACAACATGATAAGAAGGCTCAAAACTTTTTTACAAAAGAAATGGTCAAATTTATTCGGAACCTAGATATTAGGAGAAATTAATGAAAAATGCTTTCGAAGAACTTTTAGGTTCTGAGGTTTTATCTGAAGAAGTTAAAACAACTTTAAGTGAGGCTTGGGAAGAAAAATTAAACGAAGCTCGGCAAGAAATGAAAGCTGAGTTGCGTGAAGAATTTGCCCTAAGATACGAGTATGATAAAAAGACTATTGTAGAATCAATGGATCAAATGTTAACAGATGCTATTTCAGCAGAAATTACAGAATTCCATAATGATAAGCAAAAGATGGTTGAAGCTACTGTACAATACAAAAAGAGTATCAAAAACCACGCAAAAGTACTTGATCAATTCGTATTAGAAAACCTTGCAAAAGAGATGAAAGAACTTTATGCTGATAAAAAGTTGCAAGAACAAAACTTTAAAAAATTAGAGAATTTTGTTTTAAAACAGCTAACCACAGAGCTTAACGAATTTTATCAAGATAAGAGAGCTCTCGTAGAACAAAAGGTTAAGTTGGTACGTGAAGGCAAAAAAATGATTGCTGAAACACGTGAACAATTTATCAAACGAGCAGCACAAAAAGTAGAGAAGCTTGTTGAATCTACTGTAAGATCAGAAATGACAACCTTACGTGAAGATATTAAACAAGCAAGAGAAAATAATTTTGGTAGAAAGATTTTTGAAACTTTTGCAACAGAGTTTATGACAAGCTATCTTGCAGAAGGAACAGAACTTGCCAAAATGAAAAAGAAGTTGGAAGAATCAGAACAAATGGTTCAGCAACAACGAGAACAACTTTCAGAAGCGGCTGATACTGTTAATGTAGTTGAACGTAAGATTAAAATGGTTGAAAGTCGTGTAGTGCGAGAAAAAACCATGAGCGAACTTTTAGCTCCACTAAATAAAGATCAACGTGAAATCATGAATGATTTATTGGAAAGTGTTCAAACAGACAATTTAAAAGTCGCTTACCAAAAATATTTACCAACTGTTCTTAAAGAGAATAAGAAAGTAGATAAAGAAGACAAAAAAGTGAATCTTGTTGAATCAACAGGAAAGCGAGAGATTACTGGAAATAAACCTTCTTTGAATGAGGCCAATACCAGTGATAGTAATGATTTAGTTTACATTAGAAAACTAGCCGGTTTAGAATAAGGAGACTAACAAATGGCAGATTTATTTGAATCAAGAAACTGGCAGTCCACCAAAGAAGCTCTTTGTGAGGGATTACAAGGAAACAAGAGAACTGTAATGGAAAGTACTCTTGAAAACACAAAGAAATATTTGATGGAACAGGCCACTTCAGGTGCAACCCAAGTTGGTAATATTGCACCATTAAACAAGGTTATTTTACCAGTCATTCGACGTGTAATGCCAACCGTTATTGCTAACGAATTGGTAGGGGTACAACCAATGACCGGACCAGTAGGTCAAATTCACACATTACGTGTACGATATGCTGATACAGCAGCCAATGTTACTGCTGGTGAAGAAGCAATGTCACCATTCAAGATTGCTGCAAGCTACTCTGGAAATGAAAATGCAAACAATCCTGGACCAAATGCTACAGCTACAATGGAAGGTACTGCTGGTAACAGATTAAACATTCAAGTACTCAAGCAAACTGTGGAAGCTAAAAGCCGCAAGTTGAGTGCAAGATGGACTTTTGAAGCTGCTCAAGATGCTCAGTCTATGCATGGGCTTGATGTTGAAGCAGAAGTAATGGCTGCTTTAGCTCAAGAAATTACTGCAGAAATTGATCAGGAAATTTTGACTAGCTTGGAAAATTTAGCTCCTGCTACAGGAGAATACAACCAAGGTAATGTAAGTGGTACAGCTACATTTGTAGGCGATGAACATGCTGCTTTAGCAGTATTGATCAACAGAGCCGCAAACTTAATTGCTGCTAGAACACGACGTGGCGCAGGTAACTGGGCAGTTGTTTCACCTACAGCATTGACAGTTTTGCAAAGTGCTACAACAAGTGCTTTTGCTCGCACAACTGAAGGAACATTTGAAGCTCCTACAAATACAAAATTTGTTGGAACCTTGAATAGCTCCATGAAAGTATATGTAAACCAATATGCAAGCGATACAGCTCCTGTATTGATTGGTTACAAAGGAAGTGGCGAACTTGATGCTGCTGCATTCTACTGCCCATACATTCCTTTAATGAGCAGTGGTGTGGTATTGGATCCAGGGACATTCGAGCCAACTGTAAGCTTTATGACACGTTACGGTTATGTAGAATTAACTAACGTGGCTAGCTCACTTGGTAATGCTGCTGATTATTTGGCTAAAATTGCTATCTCAGCTGCTAATCTCAAGTTCCTTTAATAGACAACAAAAAAGCAAGGAGGCAACTCCTTGCTTTTTCTCTATCAATTATAAAAAGGCAAAAATGAAATTTTTTTTTTAACAGCAATAATAACTTTATTTTTAACAGCTTGTACAGTACCCCACAGGGAACATAGAATGCATCGTGATCATATGCATTATGAATGTAACTCCAGGATATACCATGATCATGATGATCAACATGGTGGAAGTTATTGGCATACGCATTGCGACGAAGATCATCCCTAATGAAATCCTATATTGTTGAATTAGAAGACTACAAAGGTGAACATCAGGCTTCCGGAAAGGAAGGTGCTCCGCTTTTCGATTTAACAATGAACAGTGTTTATCCAGATGATGTTTATTCTATAAATGGTTTACAATATTATGGAACAGGTCATCAAGATAACTTAGACAGAGAAGCTTTTAATATAATTAGAAATTCCTATAATAAACCTAATAAAAAAGTTAAAATATATAGAGCTGTTCCATATGTTAAGTCTGTGGAAGATCAATTACTAGATGTTGCAGATGCAAAAAAATTATGGTTAAAAAGGAATAAAGTTCATAAAAGTTTTATAAATTTAGACCTTCCACAAAAATATTATTATGATTATTTAGATGATCTAGAACAAAAGTTATCACAACAAACTGATAGTGTAAAGAACGTTGACACTTTAAATGTAGGAGATTGGGTAACAATTGTAAAAGGATATGCTAAAGATCATGGCGAGTCAAACTTAAATAATCAATACAAAATATTGTCAAAAACAGTCTCAGCAAGTCAATTATTTACTGATGGAAATAGCTGGTTGGAATGGGGATATCATCCATAGAATAAATAAATATAATAATACTTAATTGTTTGGATGAGATATGACTTCAATTATTATTCCGGGTCCGGAAAGTGATGCTAATGCAAATTTAATTATCCGATCAGGCAGCCATTTAACTTTGCCATCAGGTGATGATTCAGGCAGAACTGTTGCAGGTTTTACTAACGAACCAGGTGCAATACGATATAATACTGCTAAAGGCATTTTAGAATACTATAAAAATACCACAGTAGGTTGGGTATATTTATTAGATGTAGAATCACCAATAACTACAAGCAATAAACCCTTATATTTAGATTCCTCAGGTAAAATTGTATTTCAAAATATACCATTATCTAATATTGATGGAATTGCTTCAACTGGTACAACAAAAGATTTATTAGTTAGAGCAAATAATGCTTGGGAGGCAAGGACAGTTAGTGGAGAGCTAAGTGTAAATGTAACAACTACAGAAATTCAATATAGTATAGGAAATAATTTTGTAACCGGAAAAACAGAATTAACAAGTAGCGCAACTGATGATGTTTTATTAATATATGACACGGATTCAACACAGTTAAAAAAGATAACAAAAGCTAATTTACTATCAGGTTATCTAACAAGTGTGCCTATTGCTACTACAAGCACAGTAGGAGTAGTAAAACCTGATGGATCTACTGTGACTATAGATGCCAATGGAACATTAAGTGTAGGTGGAAGCGGAGGAGGAAGCCTTCTTACTGCAGATGGTACTACAATTATAAACAATAGTGGTATAATTAGTGCAGCAACAGCAACAAGTAGTGCTAAAGGTATAGTACAGCCTGATAATTCTACAATTACAATATCTAATGGGGTAATAAGTGCAGTTGCTGCTAGTGGTTTAGAAAGCAGAACAACTATAAGCCAGTCACAATCAATAACCGCAGGCGCTACAGGTAATATAGATTTTGCAGGTACTGCTTTTAAAAGTTATTTAATTCTCAAAGCAGCAATATCGCATGCCGCATGGGTAACATTATATACAGATAGTGCAAGTAGATCTGCAGATACAAGTAGATCTCAAGGAACTGATCCTACACCAGGAAGTGGAGTTTTGTTAGACGTGATCACAACAGGAAACCAAACCGTATTAATTACACCAGGAACTTTTGGTTTTAATAATGACACTTCTCCTGTAGGAACAATTTATGCAAGTGTAAGAAACAATTCAGGTGCAACTGCAACAATTACATTGAGTTTAACTATTGTTAAACTAGAAAATTAAGGTACTAGTATAGATGGCAATTAATTTAAATCACCAATTAAGCTCATTAACTACTAGTAACCAAATTTTACAAATTGATAATAGTGGTAACTTAATTCTACCTAGTGGTTCAATCAGTCAAAGAAATCCAGTAGGTGGTATTAGTGCAACAGGTAGTATAAGACATAACTCTGATCTTTGTACTATAGAGTATTATGATACTGCATGGCACATTATTCCGCAAACTGTTTCAGATTTAGAAGATTTTTGTTTTATTGATCCTGTTAATGTAACTAAGCATATAATTTATAACATAACCTCTTGCTGTTTTGAACTTGCAGATTATGTTACTAATTTAACTGTTAACAATACTCTAGATGTTTGTGGTGATTTAACAGTTTATGGTACAAATACCAATATTAAATCCACTAATTTAAATATTTCAGATATTAACTTTACTATAGCAAGCGATGCAACTGATATTACTCAAACCGATGGTGCAGGATTTAATATTAGTTGTGCCAATGCATGTTTTTATTATAATCAACCTAACGACACTTGGAATTTAAATAAAAATTTAGTAGTACCTTATGTTTGTGGTCAAATTAGTGATATAAGTAACCATAATACTGATGCACTTGCAGAAGGTAGTACTAACCTATATTACACAGATGCAAGATCTAGGGCAGCATTATGTGGTATATGTGATATTATATATGATAATACTACTGGTACTATTTGCTTTGATTTATATGATCATAACACAGATGAATTAACAGAAGGTACTTGTAATTTATATTATTTAGATAGCAGAGCTAGAAATAGTTTATGTGGTATTTGCGATATTATATATGATAATGCCTCTGGTACTATTTGTTTTGATTTAGATGACCATACTACTGATGCACTTACAGAAGGTACTTGTAATTTATATTACACAGATGCAAGATCTAGAGCAGCAATATGTGGTATATGTGATATTATATATGATAATACTACTGGTACTATTTGTTTTGATTTATATGATCATAACACAGATGAATTAACAGAAGGTAGTACTAATTTATATTATTTAGATTGCAGAGCTAGAAATAGTTTATGTGGTGGCACAGGAGTTACATACTGCAATACTAATGGTGAAATTAGTATTGGGCAAGATGTAAGTTGTACTAGTAATGTAACATTTTGTGATGTCAGTGTAAGTGGTAGATTATTGAGTGATGACGTTACTGCAAGTAATGTATATATTTGTGGAAATCTGACAGTAACTGGAACAACTACGACAGTTAATAGCACAACAGTTGATATAGCAGATAAAAATATAACATTAGCATGTTGTGCTGTTAATCCAACACAAGCAGATGGAGCAGGATTAACAGTCTGCGGTGCAGATGCTTGCTTCTATTATAATAGTGTAAATGATAGATGGAATTTAAATAAAGATTTAGTAGTAAATTGTCTTTATGGTCAAGTTAGTGATATTAGTAACCATTTTACTTGTGATATTACTGAATGTATAAATTTATATTACACAGATGCAAGATCTAGAGCAGCAATATGTGGTATATGTGATATTACATATGATAATACTACTGGTACTATTTGCTTTGATTTATATGATCATAACACAGATGAATTAACAGAAGGTAGTACTAATTTATATTATTTAGATTGCAGAGTAAGAGATGCAGTAAGTGCCTGTGATTGTGGAGGAGATGGAAGTTTTACATACGACAACGTTTCTGGAATATTTACGTTTACTGGATCTAGTCCTAATGAAGTTAGAGCTCATTTATGTGGGGGCACAGGAGTAACATATTGTGATACATCTGGAGAAATAAGTATAGGACAGGATGTAAGTACAACATCGTGTGTGAATTTTGATACTGTAACAGCTAATTATGGATATTATAATACTTGTTTGGATATAACAGGAAAACTAGTTTTACGTTGTTTGATAGATCAAGGTACACCTGCTCAAACAGATAAATATTTAGTAGGATATAATGCAAGTGAATGTTTATGGAAAGCTATGCCATTTTGTTGTTTCTACAATGTAGATGATCCTATAGCATATGCCATAGCCTTTTCAAATTAAGGAATTTTGATGGCTAGTTTTAAAAATGCATCTTTGACTATAGCAACTGCTAATACAGATCAAAGCTTATATACATGTAATGCTGCTTTAAGAAGTGCTATAGTTCATGCATTATATATTGCAAATACAAGTGACGAAGCAATGACTGTTAGTGTAATTTTTTTCGATAAAAGTGCAAATTCAGGTTCAGGTTTAAGTAGATATATAGTAAAAAATGCTGTAGTATATAAAACAACCACACTTGTTATAGATAAGGTTTTAAACTTAGAACCAGAAGATCAAGTAATTATTAATGCTTCGATTACAGATTGTGATGTTACTGCTAGTGTTTTAGAAATGGAATAAAGGTATAAAAAAATGTCATATATAGGAAGCTATTCACCAATAGCACAAACTAAAAGTTGGAAGTTTACTGGAGATAACACTACAGATGTTTATACACTGTCTGGTTTTCCAAATGTAAATTATGTAATTAGTTCTAGAGATTTATTTGTTCAAGAAGCAGGGATTATGCTAGTATCTCCTGATGAATATACTTTTGATTCTGAAACAAAACAAATAACATTCATAACCCCCCCTGCATTTAATGCTACAGTTTTAGTAAGAGTTCTTTATATTTTGTAAACAAAAAAGGTTTAATGAAACAAACAAATTTATATTGTGTACACGGAGGAATCGGAAAGCAAGTTATTTTTACCAGCATGATAGAAGCCCTTGCTGCAAGAGATGAAAACAAAATTTCAGTAGGAAGTGGATTTCCGGATGTTTATAAATACCACCCAAAAGTAGTTAGTAGCCCACAATGGAGCGGAGGTGATTTAAATTATGATATTGCTGAGTATTTTAGTGATATTATTTTTAGGGAGCCTTATGTTAGTTCTTATAGTAAAAGAGATAGACATATTTTAGATGAATGGCCACAGATGTTTGGTTTAGATCCTTTTGAACAGGGAGGACTAAACATACAACCAGATTTATATATAGGTCAACAGTTTGTAACTGAAGCTAAAAATATGTATGAAAAATTAGCTAGTGATTTTATTATGGTTCAATGGACAGGTGGCCAACCCGCTCAAGGCGTTACACAAAATAAACAATATCCAGTCAACAATATGACTGAAGGTAGGAATGTACAAAATTATGCAGATATTTGGCTAGCTTTGGCAGAAGAATATCCAAATTACAAATTTTTATTGTATAGACTACCTAATGAACCTGTTAGTATTCCAGAAACAATAACAAATAGAGTAGCCTATGCAAATACAAATGCATTAACTTATGCTGCTATGCTAAAACATGCAAAAACATTTGTTAGTTTAGATAGTAGTTTACAACATTTTAGTGCTGCTAAACAAGTAAATAAACCTGGTGTTGTTATGTGGGGAACTGTAACAAAACGGGAAATGATAGGTCATAGTATGCACGAAAATTTAAGATCATATAGTGCTACTGAGGTCAAGGTAGAGCCACAAGAAGTAATTGATGCAGTCAAAAAAATATTAAGCTGATTTGCTAGCTAATATTTTAATACTATTGTCATATGTATAATTATTAATAATATTTTTCATTTTTTTATACACATGTTTTTTATTAAGTATTAATTTAGCGTTGTTATGCATTGGTTCTGGTAATTTTCCATAATCTAACCATGCATAACCTGCAGACTCGTTGTTTGTTTTAATGCTAAAATCATTTCTTACTATTACGCAAAAACTTTTATATTCAAATAAATTAGATTTTTTATAGATGTCTAAAAGTTTTATGTCTATAATTTGAGGAAGTATTCCTAGTTCTTCTGTAAGTTCTCTAAAAAGAGTATCAAAGCTTTTTTCCTTTTTTTCTGATTTTCCTCCCCAAAACCCCCATGTAAGAGGATAAGTTACAGAATTACTTCTTAATTGTAGACAAATTCTTTTGGATTGAATAGCATATATTATACATCCAACAGCTTTTTTCATTTATACCTTATAGGTAAATTCGCCATAATCCTTCATCGTATATTTTACAAATAGAATAAATCCAATTTTCCCCATCAAACTCATACAAATAGTTATCTTCTAAATTTGTTAACCTTGAAACTTTATTTTGATTTACATATGAAGAATCTACATATCCATCTTCTATATATTTCCCTAAATTTGCACTAGAACTATTTAAGTCAATTGTCCAAACATTTCCATCATATTGAATGATGCTGTTTTTATAAGCAGTAAATCCACCTATATTCCAGTTATCTGTAGTTGAGATATCTTCTGTTACTATATATCTTTGTCCATTATCTGGATTATCTAGTGTGCCATCTCCTGGATAATTTACAGTAGGATCAATGAATTTTAATACCGGATCTAAAGTTGTCGTTGGTAAAGTATCAGGATTAAAAGTTACATTTAATAAATTAGGATTATTTTCATTATAAGTTAAAGTTCCTAATATTTCATTTCCATCTATATATCCATTATCACTAGTAACTAGATTTAATACACTAATATTTTCATTAAGTGTACCATATGACTTAAATAATGTATCCCAACGGTAAGCTTCATTGTTAACTTCATTTCTATTTTGTCTATCTATAAGACTTACTGTGTTATCACAATTTACTTTTACCTTGAATCCCTTTTGTGCTACAATAATATATTCTTGATGTTGATTTTCTAAGTATAAATTGTTAGCTTTCCACTCTTCTATTTTGTTTGTATCTAGTGCTTGTAAGTCCATCAAAATAGTATGTATTAATGTTTGTTTTCTTACTCTTGCGGGTGGATTAATATAAATTTGCATGTCGAATGTTAAGGTAGCAATATCAATTACATTTTCTACACCTTGTGGTATTTGAGCACTAGACCAAATTATATCAGTATGTACCATGTATCCTAATCTAGACCAGTCTAAAGGATTATCATCAGAGTTTAAATTTAAAACAGGATTAAACAAAACTAATATTTGTTCAAGGATCTGCATTTTTTGTTCAGTATTGCTAGTCCATAAATCTAAATTCATTGTCATATCATAGGGAACAGGCATATGACGTTCCACACTGTAATAATTACCAGGCTTGTCTTCATATTGTCTAGTGTCTTTATTATAAAACTTTTCTTTAACTTGCACAAAATTTCGCTCACTAGGTTTTGATCTCCTATCAGGACTAATTCTTAATCCTGTTACATAAGCGCTCATCATAGGCACTGTAGAAATTTTGTTTTCTGAGTTTTCTTTAACGATGTGAGAAACTTGTCTGCTTAGATCTCCATATCTAACAGGAATGGTTTGATAAAAGGGTTTACCTAAATCATCTATACCCATTTGACAGCTAAAGTTACTAAAAACTCTTATGAATTGCTGTATATATCTTCTTATTTGTCTATCATAAAAATAATTCATTTATATTCCAATTATTAACCCTATCTCAATATTAAACTTCAGTCTGAACCACTGTCAATGTTGCAGTAGTTGTAGCAGTTGAAGCTGTTTTGTTTTGTAACCTTATAGGTATTTTATTTGTAACAGGATTTTCGTCATTATATCCTATAACACCGGGGCTAAATGTAACAGTTTCTGCTCCTGTTGTAATAACTTCTGCAATAACTCCTGAATTAGGTGTAGGATCTGTACCTTCTGCCCTTCCAGAATCTGCTGTCCGTGCTGCCGGTGATGTATACACTATAACTCTTGCAGCAACACTGGTTGTTATCTTATATAAGTTATAACCTTTATATCCTGTAATATCGACAATATGTGAAGGTCCAGGTGGTATAAAAGCACCTCCACTAACAGTTGTTCTACTTTGTAAGCCATTATTAGCATTAACAATTTTAATTACGCCATGAATTAAGGAACTAGCAGTGGTTTCATAATAAAGTGTATCAGGTGCATCATAAGGTACAGTAAATGTTGTTAAGTTTACGCTTGTTGTTACTCCAGGAGTATATGCACTTCCGTTCTCGGAAGTTCTTATTTCTAAAGTAGTAGGGTTATCGGTATCACTAAACTTGTATGTATATCCTCTTATTAATTGCAACTCAGGATTAAATGTGTTTCCTGTTTCTATACCAGGCCCACTAAATTCAAAGGAACTGCTATCACTATTTTTTGTTATAGTCCAAGTTAGATCAGCACTACCACCTCCACTTGGTGCCACCCAATCATAAACAGTACCAGTCCAACTTAATACCTCATTAGGACTTGCTGTACTTGTGTTTAAGTGTGTATCTACATCACTATCAGTATAACTAGTGCCACCTATACCGCATAAATCTACAGTGTTACCGTTGCTTATGCTTAAATCTGTACCAACTAAACATAATGTTTGGCCATCAGTTTCACTAGTTAGATACCCTGCACAGGCATGATCTCCCCAACCATAAGCAGTATCCCAATTAGAACTATTATTTGTTGTGATATTATAAACACCATTACCATCAGTTGTCATTAATCCAGCACTTGTAAAATCACCATCTACTACAACATCGGCATGGCTAGTTTCAGTTGTGCAGTAACCTGCTTGGCTATGATCTCCCCAACCATAAGCACAGTCCCAATTATCTATTTGTGTACTTGTTATGCTATTACTTGCACAACTTTCTAAACAAGTAGTTCTATCATTTAAATCAATAAAGTTACCATCTAACTCGTTATGAGTTAATGCTATACCTTTGGTGTTTCTTAATGTAATTGCCATTTTTTTATCCTTCGTCCTTTGGGTCTATTACTTTATTTAATCCTTGTTTTCCAATTATTGTATTATTATCAATACTAGTGAAAGTTTCATCGTTGGTTAAATCACTACCTATTAAAGTTACGTCTTCCCAGGTTGCAGGTAAATTATCATATAACCTTATCCAAACATTATCACGTCTTTCATAAAGTCTTACAGGACTAAAATCAGTACGAATAAATTTTTGATTTTGAGCAGGATCAGCAGGAAATGCAGTACCTGTACCTATTGCTTCTCCATAATCTTTTTCTGCAGACCATTCTGTTACAACCCTACCATTTTCATAAAAATGGTTACTATCAGTTTGCTGTACACCTATACCTCCAACTGGATCTGCTTTTTGGGCAGAATCTACAACAGCTTTATTAATTTCCATTTCTGCACTATAAGTACTTAATATGTTTTTTAAAGAATCTTTATCATCAGCAGATCCTAGTATATTACTGAATTCTTGACTATCTACCAGGCTACTAATTTTACATCTCCATAAGTGTGGCCACCACGTTTGACTATAACCTTCACTTGCTCTATTAGCATCTTGAACAATATAAAACTTATTAATTGGAGGAGCATCAGGATCTAATAAATCTTCATCACGTTGATGTAACAGTTCAATAACATCACCGCTCATTAATTTTCTTCCTAAAATACTGACCATGTCATTCAAATGAAAAGTAATATAAAGTGTATCTGCACTTAAAAACCAACCAAATTGACTTAGGTCAAAATCGTTGTCTTGTACATTATATACTCCTCTGAGTTCATATACATCATCATCATATTTTCTATCACGATTTTCTAAAAATAATAAATCCTGAATTACTCGTTCTTTTACATTTTTATCACTTGTATCTGGATTTTGATATGTAGGATCGTCAGGTTTGCCTGCACTTGCGGGACCTATGTATTTGTGAATAATAATACCAGTACCACCTACTATAAAACATTCACTTATTTGATTGTCTAAAAATTGATAGTCGAGACTTTTATGATCTCTCCACATGCTCAATCTGGGCATAGAACTCTCCAATTGTAAATATTTATCAAAAAAAGTTGACAAACTAATCAATATAAGTTATAATAATTTTTTGTAATTGTGTACTTTTAACCTTTAATAAATAGAGTTATGGATATTCAAAACGTTGTGCATCATTTGAGCAAATATAAAAATATAGATAATGTTTATCTAAGTGATATTAAAAATAATACTTTTAATTATCAGCGACCAGCTAGGTATTGTCTTATTTCATATAAATTGAATGCATTTGTTGCGTTTGTTTATAGGGGATATTTAGAAGGGCAAGTTTTATCTCGCAACGGCAATCTTGTAAAAAGTTTTAGATATTTGGGATGGAAATATAATAATTTTTTTAACAGTTTTAAAACTGTTTCAAATAGCAGTGAAATATCTTTAGATGAAGATTTTGATAGATCGTTTCAGTGTATGCAAAATGAAGCATTAAAATATAATGCAAAAGAAATTGTGTTTAAAGTAGCAACTAAACAAAAAAATAAAGTTATTAATTATAGTTTTGTTATTTGTGAGCTACCATATAGTGAAGAACATATTATTGAAAGAAAAAAAGAGCAATATATCTATCAAAAGATGCAAATAGAACATTATAATAAAGCACTGAATTGGATAGACAAAAAAGACAGTGATGTATATCAGTCACATGAAGAGCATTGTAAAGAAGCAAAAAAGGTACATAGTGAAAAAGCAAAAAAATTAGGAAATCAGTTAGGTATTCACGTTTTTGGTATATAAAGGAAAAATGAATCAAACAAGAATTACAGCACATAGGTATCATGATTTTTCAACAGGACATAGAGTATATCAGCATGAGAGCAAATGCGCTCATCTCCACGGACACAATTACCGCATACACTTTTATTGTGACGCACCTACTTTGGACAATATTGGAAGGGTAATTGATTTTTCAGATATTAAAATATATTTGTGTAATTGGCTAGAAGATAATTGGGATCACAAATTTTTGGTTTGGGAGAAAGACCCCTGGAGTGTGATCCTAAAAGAAACTGATCCTGAAGGTACAGTTGTTGTGGAGTTTAATCCTACAGCAGAAAACATGGGTCAATATTTGCTAGATGTTGTGGGACCTCAACAATTGAAAGACAGTCCAGTAACTCTTTATAAAGTCATAATAGAAGAGACACGTAAATGTTCAGCTACTGTGGAAAGATTTTCTTAGTATGTAAATAAATATGTTTAATATTATAGGAATACAATCAATGGAAAATACTACAAACCATATACGCAATATGCTCACCATTTTAAATGAAAATATTGCAGAAAATCAATATAGTGGAGATGGTTTTAATTCTAGAGAAGAATATCTAGAGTTACTTGCTGATGAATATGACTTACCATTGAAAACAGTTTTGCGAGTTGCAGAGATGTTGGGACCTGAAGAAGATTTTGACCAACTGCCCGTAGAGCTTCATAGCATTAGTGAATTAGGAAAATATTCAATCTAAAAAAAATGTTGACTTTTTGAATCTATCTGCTATACTATTATCATAGTAAGCAATTAGCTTACGTTTTTCCAACTCCAAGTAGGATTAAAAATGTTTAATTTTACAGTAGAACAGATCAAGGAAATTGAAAATGCTGACTCTTTGCAAACTGCTAGAGTTTTGCTAAACACTATTATTGAAAATAGTAGTACAGGTCAGCGCCCTATTAAACCTGTTAAACGTCAATATTTGTTAAATCAAGTTAAAGGTACACGCAAGATTTTAGATGTTGCTGCTATTGCTTATAATATGCTACTTGCTGGAGAAGGACTAAATGTTATAGGAAGTAAATATTTTTCAAAAATATAGTTGACTTTTTGAATCTATCTGTTATACTATTATCATAGTAAGCAATTAGCTTACGTTTTTCCAAACTCAGCAGAGAGGGCACAATGGCTACAAGAGCAAGAATTGCATATCGCTACACAGACGGTTCATACGTTTCCGCTTATCATCACTGGGACGGCTATCTAAACGGTTT